GCCAGGCAACTGGATCTGTGAACAACATTTTTGATGTCTACCCATGGTTACAGTCTTACCTTGGAGCCTTCACCCTGGGCGGTTCTGGGGGTTATCAAGTGCGCGTTGTTAGAGGATGAAATGTCAAAAATAGACGACACCTTTTCACCGATTCCGGCCCAGATTTTCAACGACTGGGGCCAGGACATCACGTACATCAAAACCACTACACCCCGCGCCTACGACCCCACCACAGGGGCTGTGACTGGAGCGGACACCAATGTCACGGTAAAGGGCATCATCAGTCGCCTTACCCCCCGCGAATCGGAAGGCTTGTACCAAAGCACGGACGTAAAAATCTTGATTGGTACGGCAGAACTTGGCGATTATTACCCAACAGAAGCCGACCGTGTGCAGTATCCGCAAGCAGGTGAGACCCGCGAAGCCAAGATCATCAACATTTTGACCTATCGTGGTGACAAGCCGGTGTACCACACCCTGATCGTGAGGCCACAGTAATGGCTAAGAACGGTCTATTTAAGCTTTTAAAAGAACTGGACCGGGTAGCTGCGACCACGGTATTTAACGGCCCGAAAGCTGCCGCAGAACGCACAGTCCGTGAATTACAGCAGGAGGGTCCAAGCTGGAGTGGTAAATTTTCAAACTCTTGGCAGATTGAAAGTCCCGTGGGCGGTATAGGTAGTTCTAAAGGTGATGGCCAGCCGGGCGAACCAAGGCCCATTTTTACGCCTGCTGTAACAGGCCCCCAAGTAGCAAAAAGTGTGCTTACAAAGGACAAAGTTGTTTTTACCATTTCAAACTTTGCAGAATACGCAGCTGAGGCCACGGATTTAGTTGAAAGTGCTTTTATCCGGCCTCCAGGTCAACCTTTCCCACAAACTCAACTAGGTCGAAATAAATTTCGTGAAGGTGATGGTGGCCGTCAACAGCCGTCCTACCGAGGCTATGTCGGTGGGGGTAACCCAGACAGTGAGTCCAGCGCCACTGCCGATCTTGACTGGTTCGCTAGCTATGTAGAAGGGGGCAAACTGGACCGCGCCGTCAGAATTGAAATGGATGACCTGTTTAAGGCACTGCGATGAACTACCAAGCGATCCGGGCATCAATGGAAAACCCGTTATTGACGGCGTTTAACAACCTGTCCCCTGCAGTACCGGTGTACTTCGACAACATCACTGCCGTACCACCAAATACGACCACTGAGTACGTCCGCGTCAACATCACGTTCGGCCTAACCAACGAACCAACGCTGACCTCTAGCGTGGACAATGCCCGTGGTGCGTTAGTAATCCGTTTGTTTACAGAGAAAGGGCGTGGCCCGGCCCGTAACCAAGAATTGGTAACAACTGCTGTAAACGTATTAGAAACACTTAATGACACAGCTAAAACTACTACAGGCGTATTTGTAAAAGTGGGGGAAATAAATGGCCCAAGTTTTTCAGCTACAGATGAATCACCACATTTTGTAGGCCGTATTGACACAGGCTATGTAGCAACTGTGCTGACCTAAATAGTCGCTAACCTGTAGGTAGCCGGGCAGTGCCCGCGGAGACCCTTATTTCCTGGTACGCCCGATGGCAACCACCGTTCTTTCCGGCACTTCAGGTGCCCTTTACTACAAGCCCGCTGGCACGTCCAGCACGTTTGCTCCTGCGGGAGTAGATATTGCAACTGACACGATTACCGTACCCACCTATTTAGGGTATAGGGTTGGCGATCCAGTGCAATTCAGCGTAGTCAACACTACTACCAATGGCGCGGGCACTGGCACGCTGCCTGCTGGTTTGTCCACAGCTACCACCTACTACGTCATCAGCTACACGGCATCCACTGGCGCGATGCAAGTATCTGCCACTGAGGGTGGAGCGGCTGTAGACCTTACCGATGTTGGAACAGCAACGTCCCCCAATAAATTTCAGGTTGCCTATGACGCTTTTGTTGTAGTGGGCCAAGTGCGTGAATGGTCGTTTGAAATGACCCGCGCTGAAATTGATGTAACCACTATCGGTCAGGGCAACCAGCAGTACGTTCCATTCAGGACATTTATTGCTGGTTTTGGCGAAGGCTCAGGTTCTGCGACGTTCTATTTTACCAACGAGGACGCAAATATGGGCAACCGTATTATCGAGGACGTTCTACAGCGCCAACAAACAGGTGCAGCTTTCAAGCTGTATATCGACCGTGTGTTTACGGGCGGTGTTGTTGACGACACGCTGAGCCGTTCAGTAGCGTTCGACGCAATTCTTACTTCGGCTAGTTTGGCCGTCAACCCTGATGACGCCCAATCCGTGTCAGTAAACTTCCGTCCAGCAGTGGCACCTGTATTTGACTTCAGCGTTACCGCGTAACTTAATTGAACTTAAGTAGTCAACAGACCCCGGTCTCCGGGGTTTTTTAATGCGCTACGCTATAGTTAATTTATAGTCAAGCACACGTCATGCCCGCTGGATCTACACGCGCCATTGATCGGTTGCGTAAAGCAGCAAATCTCCAGCCAAGCAAGCGCAAAGTTGAGCTGTCTGACGGCACCACATTCGAGATGTGGATCAGCCCGCTAACCATGGCTGAACGTGAACGCGCCCAAAAGCAGGCCAAGTCTGACGACGCTGGAGCGTTCGCACTGCAGCTATTGATTGGCAAAGCACAGGACGAAAACGGCGCGAAGCTTTTCTCTGCTGGTGAAACCGATATTTTAAAAAACGAAGTCAAGGACAGCGATCTGCAGTCTTTGATGTTGGCTATTCTCACTGACGAAGACGAAGAGCTTATGGACCCAAAATCCTAGTTGCGGAACTTCGCAAAGACAACTGGCTCATGCTTCAATTTGGTGTTGCCAAGGAACTGGGCATGAGTTTGACTGAAGTCCGCACCACGATGACACCAGAGGAGCTAATTGGCTGGAGCGCCTATTTCCAGATCCTTAATGAGGACCAGGAAAAACAAATGGAAAAAGCCCGCCGCCGAAGGTAGACTATTCTGCGCCTAGAATAGAAAACGACGTACCAGCTGTGGATCGTGGCATACAGAGCTGAAATTGAGATAGCAGTAAAAGGCGCCAGTCAGCTCTCCAGCTTTCAGGGAAAATTAGATTCGACTGCTCTGGCTGTAGATCAGTTAAACAAGTTTTTAAAGAATTTTAGTGGTAATGCTGAGGGTATTCCAAGGTCTGTATCAAACTTAAACCGGCAGTTACGCGAAGCTGCTCAATCATTTAATGACGTTGCTTTAGAAACTGAACAAGCAACAGTAACAGCAGTTGATTACCTTAATGCAACCCGAAATTTAAACGCGGGCTTACGAGAACGCGCACAGCTACTTGTTGAAGTAGCAGATAATGAAAGAAAAGCTAGATTAGCTTCTGCAGGAATAAGAGAGACCACTCAGTACCCAGGCCCTATAGGCCCAGGTGCAGCTAGTGCTGCTAGGCTTAGTAGCAACCTAGAGCAAGGGCGTTTATCGCAGCGGGTAAAAGGATTAAATCAATACGAAAGACCCATTTTTCCGAAGCCAGACATAAATAGAGAGATAGCAAGACGTAGTAAACTTAGATCTATAGCAAGAGCTACCGCAAAAATTGAGGAGCAAAGAAGTAAGCGTTTAGCCGGGCAAAATAGTTTAACTAACGGTCTACTAGGTTTAAAAAAGGCTGTCTTAAACGCAGCTAGAAGTGAAGCTCAGGCACGCGGCGAAAGCGCAGCAAAACAACGCGAATTAAATAGGGAGTTAGCAAAAACACAACAATACTCAAAAGCAATTGGCCCAGAACCGGCAAGAGGTAGCAGATCTAAAGGTCGCAGTAACATTGGCCGCGCCGTTGGCGCAGGTTTAGCAACAGTAAACCTTCCGGGACAAGACATTGCCCAAGCTGCATTTCTTGGTTCGCTTGCCGGTCCTAAAGGTGCAGCTATTGCAGCAGGTGTCGCTGTAGTTGCAAAAGCTGTATCAGGTCTTGTCAGGTTAGGGCCTGAAGTCGCAAAAACTGAAGCTCAAATCAGCAAACTAGAGATTGCGTTACGTGGAATCCTAGGCAGTAAAAGTGAGGAGGGCTTCAAAGCAATTGACCGGGCTGCCCGCGACTTTAATCAGCCGATCTTAGATGCCACAAAAAACTTTACGCAATTAAGTGCCGCTGCAACAGCTAACGGCAACAGCGTTAAGCAGACAGAAACTTTATACCGTGCTTTATCCGCTGCAACCAAGGCCACAGGTGGTGATGCACAAAATCTTAGCGGCGTACTACGAGCGGCAACCCAGGTTATTTCAAAGGGCGTCGTAAGGTCCGAAGAACTTCGGGGGCAAATCGGCGACCGTCTTCCTGGTGCGTTCCAGCTGTTTGCCCAGGCCACAAACCGTTCTGCGGAAGAGCTGCAAAAAGCCTTAGAGCAAGGCGAGGTTAGCGCAGACGAGTTTGTAACCACATTCGCAGACTTCATTCTTAACAAATTTGAACCTGCAGCCCTAAGAATCGGTGAGTCCCCAGCCGAAGCCGGAGCCCGTTTAACCAAAGCATTAGAAGACGCCAACCGTGCAGCAGGACCACTATTGCTGGCTCTTGGAGCAAAATTTCAAGACTTTGCTACAGAGGCACTAAAAGCACTAACACCTCTTCTAGAAAGACTGGATCAAGCTTTTAACCTTGACAAACGCACCGTTAGAGGCTATGCGCGTGATTTAAAAGAGCTAGCTGAAGTTGACGAGAAGCTCGCTACACAGGGGGCTTTTAGGGAAAAAGCTATAGGCAACCAAGCTAAAGGCAGAATAGATGATGTAATAACAAAATTAGAGCAAAGAAGAGGCAGCCTTACAAGGGACATAAATGATTATCTTGCCAATATAAAAAGCCCGAAAGGACTAACCCCATTAAAACCAGGACCAAATACCAAAGACGAGGACTTAAAAGGCGCACCAAGAGCCCCAAGACTGCCTACATCAGAAGGTTTCCAACTGCAGCAACAAATAAGTCAAGAATTACTAAAACAGTTTGATATAAAAACAAAATACATGCAGATTAATATGTCCGAGTTGGAGGCTCTGGACTTTCAAAATACTCGTTTACGTGAACGTTTGCAGCGAGAAGAAAACTTACTTGAGTTCCAGCGCCAGCAAGCCCTAGCCACCAGTAAGTACGCTGCAGACGCAGAGCTAATTAACAAGCTTTTCGACACCCGTTTAGTAACACTTAGAGGCCAAACTGAAGCGCAAATACAGCAAAATGCGGCTATCAAAGAGCAACTTGCAATACAAGAAAAAATTACGGAATTAAAACGACAAGAAGAACTTGAAGGTCTTGAGCGTGGTTTAAGGCGGGATATTGCTGACGTGAAACGTAGGACGGCTTCACCATTTGGTGGTGACGAAGCAGAACGCGCTGACTTGCTTACTAAGCAAACACGGCGGTACGAAGATGTAATCAACGGACTAACTGCATCAATTAAAGAACAAGACGAACTTCAAACATCAAAAGATGAGAAAGTACGCGAAGCTGCTACAAAAGAAATCGCGCAGTTAGAGCAAAAAATAGCTTTAAACGAGATACTACTTCCCGTACTAGACCAAGTAGAACAGGCGGAATTGCGTCAGAACCAGCTAATGGAGAAATACGGTTTTATTGCAAACGAAGCCGCTACTGCAATGTCATCTGCTGTGCAGTCCATTGTTACAGGTACTGGTTCGGTAGAGCAAGCCTTTAGCGATATGTTCGCCAATATCGGAAAAGCCTTTATTGATATGGCAACTAAGATGATTGCCCAGGCTTTGGCCATGAAGGCGCTAGGAATACTTACTAGCGCCTTTGGTGGTGGCGCCAGCGATGGTGATGGTGGCAATATTTTTACGGACATACTTTCAAGAGGAGGTCTTCGCGCAAACGGCGGCCCAGTCAGCGCAAACACGCCTTATGTTGTCGGAGAAAAAGGGCCGGAGCTGTTCGTTCCGGGGGCTTCTGGCTCGATCACCAACAATCAGCAGTTTGAGGCAGCACGCGCCTCAATGTCGTTCTATGGCGGCGGTAGTGGTACGCCTGCCTATAGTCCTAATATCCAGGCCACAACAATGCCGGACGGTATGCAGTATGTCACCGTGGAACAGATGAACTCAACGGTTAAGGCAGGCATGAAGGTAGCTGCGAACCAAGGCGCGGCAGGCGGTAACGCATTAACAATGAACAAGCTTAGAAATTCACGCTCACAGCGTTCCAAAATTGGATTAGGCCGATGAGTTACACGTGCATAACAACATTTATCACCGTTGGTGACTCAAAGTACCAAAACAGTACTATTGGGCAAACAATTGATGGGCACCAGTACCTTAGTTTTATTTATCAGGGTGGGGCAAAGAACAGGTCAGGTGACAACATTGAAGCTGCAATAGTTTTGTCCGCAAACTTAATAAGCATGAATGCAGCCAGGGCCGCAGTAGTCGAAAAGCAAAAAGTTAAAGTAGAAA